ATGGCGTTTGCGCCAACGCGGACGGTTCCTTCGCTGCCAGTATGCGTTGCCATTATTCCTGCTCCTCTTTAACGACCTTCGCCTTCGGCGCTGGTTTAGCTTGAACAGCCTTCCAGCCGATTGCCTCGTAATAAGGCACATCAACATGGCAAGCCAAAATCTCTTCGCCGCTTTGGTGGCGGACTTTAACCATCTTCATCGTGCGGTCTCCACATCTGTGATGCTAGTAACATAATCCACGGTATAAACCAACCGTGCAGATGCGACAGACCGCTCGCCTTCTACATTTATTGTAATGTTCGTGTCGGTCAGAATGCAGGATTTCGCCAGCCCATTGAGATGGAAGTCGGCGGCGATGGCTTCCTCGGCAGAAACGCAGATATCATCCAGCGCGTCCGAGATCGTCGCGCTCGATCCCTTGATAATAATATCGGCTGCAACATTGACTGTGCGGCCCAGAGTGCGGCTCCCGACAGTGATCAGGCTGCTACTCTCATCCATCGTGTAAACGCAGATCGCCGGTATCTTGCTGTCATCTAGCGCAAAGCGGCGCATCTTGTAGACGTTAGCACCAGTCGTTGGCAGACCTGTCACCAGTGTCGCCACGCGATCCCTGATCTGTTGCCGAACGTGGGCCACGTTATACCTTTTCTAGGATAAGAGTGCTTACGCCGGTTCCGTCGTTCAGCGACACGCGGACGGTGTAAGGGATGGCGCGGATCACAATCGCATCGCCGTCTGCGGCGTTAGGAACGTCAACCGTGCGGCAGACAAACTGCGGCGCAGGGATCGTCACATCCATAAGGTCAGTGGCGTTCCGGCTTGCCTGCGGATTGTCGAAGATGCCCTGAATAGTAGAGGCGCTACCACCTACAGGGGTGTAAGTGGCAGCGTCTGCAAAATCATCCAACCCGAAGAAATCGAGTATATCAAGAGATGACTCAATCGGCACGGGGCGGTCGGCCCTTGCGCGCCACTACGGGATCGCGATGCTCAATGGCCGGAGCCTCTGCAACACGAACCTCATTGCCAACAATCTCCAGCTTGCCAGCAGCCATGAGCATGACAGCTTCATCGCTAGGGAGAGTGACAATGTCACCAACGGCGAGAACGCCTTCAGACGAAACAACGCCACGAATACATTTATATTGCATAACAACCTCCGGTGAAGTCGGGGAGCGAGAGGACTTCCAAATCTCGCTCCCCAACATCTATTATACGCCGTCGCTATTCCAAGCAAACGACACTGCGTTGCGGACTGCAACGTCAATGGTCTGCAAGGCAACGATACGGACGGTGCCGGTGTTCGACGCGGTGTACGGATCGACCGTCAGGTCGAGGCCGCCCCACATGCCGATCAGCATGTCGCTGAAGTTACCGAAGTACACGTTACCGGCAGTTGCCTGCTGGGTACGGATCACGCGGTAACCGTTGGCTTCGCCGTTCTCCAGAACGAACATGCCCGAACCAGTGTCCTTCGAGCGGGTCTTCAGACCACCGTAGGTAGCTGCGTCGGTGATGTACGCCAGATTGCCGAACAGTGCGTTGTCTTCGGCAACAGCCGTTTCCAGAGCAACCATTTCAGCAAAGGTCGGAACAGCGGCTGCAAAGTTGGCAGGCTTGTTGATGCCGACCGTGTTAAGCAGACCACGCGGCTGACCCGAAGCGGCAGTACCTTCCAGAGCGCCCTTGTCGATTGCGAGTGCGAGAGCCTGAGTCAGGTCATCACGCACAAGTGCTTCGATGGCAGGGGTTGACTGGAGGATCAACTGGCGAGTCATATCGGTGAAAGCACCGATGTTCTTCGGAGCCAGAGTGACCGAACCGAAAGTCGGATCGCTCTCACCAGCAGCGCCACCTTCAGTCGCAATCCAAGCTGCGGTCGAACCGGCAGTTTTCTTGGGGATCGAGACGTTGCCCTGAAGACCAGGAAGCATACGAGCGCCAGCCTGCATCACCGAAGCTGCGTTACGCAGAACGTCGATGAACTCACCAGCAAGCAGGTTCGTTGCAACGGTAGCACCACCAGCAGCAGCCGTGGTCGTGGCAAGGTCGCGCTGGCCCCAGACGCCGAGAACGTCGGTCGGGATCATCACGCCAGAAGCCGAACGGCCATAACGCTGTGCAGCAGCTTCCGAAGCTTCGAACTCGAATGCAGCAGCTTCACGCAGGCGACGGTCACCAGGATTGGCGAGAGCGGCGATTGCGCGGACAACCGAGAACTGGCGAACTTCTTTTTCGTTCAGACCAATGCTCTCGTTTTCGAGCGGCTTGTCGCTGCCGATAACGTCGAGCAGTTCACCACGGAACTGTTCAATGCTTTTGCCAGCGCGAAGAGCGGCTTCAGCGAGATCACGCTTGTTGTGGCGAGCGCCGAGCGCGACGATATCAGCGGCATTACGGGCAGCAGCAGCAGCAGCTTCGGCCCGAACCGCATCCATATTAACTTCGTCCATTTTGGACTCCTTTTTAACGGATGGTTCAACAGTAGGTTTGGGTTCGAAAGCAGCCGCGCTACGCCCCACACCGACGGACGCGTCAGCAGGAATCGAAACGACGGATACCTCCAATGGATTCCAGGAGCGGACGTGATATTCATCACCATTCGCTTTGGAACGCTCCATCTTGTTGACGCGGTATCCGACGGAGACGTTCCCCCGAATGCCATCGACAACATCCTGAAAAACTTCCTGAGCCAGTGCAGAGCGACCGAACCGGACATTGGCCCGAAGCACTCTGTCTTCAGAAAGTTCAACAGACTCAATAACGCCAATCTGGCGTTCCATATCATGATCGAGCAGCAGCGGTGCGCGGCCCGACGCCAGAAAATCCAAATCAATGGCTCCGGCTTCATGAACGAGGATTTCTTTTCCGAAGGAACGCTCAACAGGCAGTTCCGAGGAAACAGCGATAGAGACAACGCGCTTTTTTTCATCGACGCCGCGCACGGCCATGTCGAAGGCGGCAGAACGGCGCTCGATTACCTCTTTGCGCTCTTCCTCGACAACCTCTTCAACGATTTCGGCTTCTACAACCTCTTCGTTTACTTCAGTATTTTCTTCCACAGCGTTACCCCTTTGCGCAACAATATAACAAATCTCAGCAACGGTCAATCTAAAGCAAAGTCAAGGATAAATGCCAGTTCCTCATCCGTGGGGTCATTCCAGCTTGATTTTGTGCGGATCGCTGGCTGTATGTACGCCTCGATCTGCGTGTATGTGACACTCACCCGCGCATCAATTGGGTCCGGCGAGTATGCTGCGACAGCGCCGACCTGAATAGACAGAGACAGCCCAGCCAGTGTGATAGATGCGCTGGCATCAGGCTCGACCTTATCAAATTCCCAAAGAATCGATGGCTTGAACCGCCTTGGGGGTCTTGTTACGCCGCCGACGCCGAGGATCGGTTGCTGCGATCCATCGCCAATAGTCGCAGGGAAGAAAGTGGTCGTGTTGTTAAAGCGAGCCGCAGTTAGGTTCTGCGCCGGACCTGGGCCTTGCGCCAACGTGGCTGAATAGAACGCCGTCGTTAGGTCAAAGCGCGTATTCTGAACTAGCCCGAATGCGCCAAGGCTGATCGACGCCGGATAAAAGTCTATGACTTCATCGAAGCGGGCGGTCTGCGTTAGGTTCGTCGCGCCAATGGAGATCGTGGCCGGATAGAAGTCTATGACCTCATTAAAACGAGCGGTCTGGGTAAGTGCGACTGGTCCAGTAATGACGGTAGCCGCATAGAACGTGGTCGCGTTGTCAAAACGAGTACCTTGGGCAAGGTTGAACGGCCCAGTGGTGGCTGTGGCTGGATAGAAGGTATTGAGGTTAGTAAAGCGCGAGTCCTGCGTGAGCGTGGTGGCCCCGATGGTGACCGTCGCCGGATAGAACTCATTCAGTTCATTAAACCGAACCGTCTGCTCTAGAGCCACAGCACCAGTGGTTACACTGGCCGCGTAGAACTCATTGACTTCGTTGAAGCGGCTATCTTGCGTTAGGTTAACCGCGCCAGTTGTGACTGTTGCCGCGTAGAACTCATTTACTTCGTTAAAACGCGAATCCTGAGTAAGCGTTTGGGCTGGAATGGTCTGAGTAAGCGTTGCAGCATAGAAGTCGTTAACTTCGTTGAAGCGCGCATCTTGCGTCAGTGCTTGGTCAGCACCAGTCTGAGTGATCGTCGCTGCGAAGAACTCATTTACTTCGTCGAACCGAGCAGTCTGTGTAAGTGCTACCTCACCACGGGTAACCGTGGCGGCGAAGAAAGTGTTCCCATTGCCGAACCGAGCAGTCTGGGTAAGGGTCTGTGTGGCTGGACCGCCAGCAATTTCCCGTATCCGCGCCAAAACAATAGGGCCACGGACGTTTGTGACGGTCCCTGTCGGCGTCACTGTCACCGTTGGTGCAGTCGTGCTAGAACCCGCAGTAGCTAAAGCATAAGCACTGTAGCCACCGATGTCGTTACCCGTGGCGCTGTCCGGCTCGTTAAGTTCAACGGCTGTGGCAAATGTTGTGCCAGTTGCGGTGACGCTCTGTGCGCTGAACTGCGCTGGTGTCGTAACGTCGGTTGGGATACACATCGCCCAAAGGGCAAGGTCACCGTTTTGGAAGTTCGTCGCAGTCGCACCGTTTGTCAGTGTCACCGCAAATGGGGTGTTAGCCGTTGGCGCAGTAGATCGTTGCCCGTTAGCAGAACCAACTTCAACAGTGGCCCCAGCCGCATACGAAACGCGGACCATGAAGCCCCACGTTACGTTGTTGTCCGCAAGGGTAACCGTTTGGCTACCCGTCTCTGTTCCCGTTACAGTGGTTTTCTGGAAAAGGGCTAAACTTGTGTTGCCCGTGTCCGTGCCTAGGGTTGTCCCATAGCCGCCAACGCGGTCTATTCGGTCTATTAAAGTCCAGCCAGCAGGCGTGTTTATGGTATTACGGTCATCTCTGCTAGGCTTTTGCCCAACAAACATGAATATAGCGGTGTCCGCCGTAAGTCCGGTAGGATACGGTACGGCTACGCTAGTGCCACCCGACGCCGAGTAGGCAGTACCACCTACTACTGGTGTGCCTAAAGCCATGAGTTAGGCCCTCCTACGGGTAGGCATTTAAGCCACCTATATTAGAGGGAGAAGATACCCGCTGGCGCGTTATTGTTCCAAGTCACCGTGATGTTACCGCCATTCGGTAAAACCGGAAGGCCTGTGACGTTGCTGTCAATAAAAGCAATCAACCGCCAAGTGGTGTTCGCGCCAGCATTGCGGCGGTACAGAACAATCGCCTCTGCGTTGTTTCCAGTAACACTTGGGAAGGTAACATCGTCGCCGTTAAACACACCGTTGGTGACAGTCGGGTTGGCAATACGCTGGTCAGTGCCAATAACGCCGGAAAGCTGCGAATAGAACTGATGTGCAGCGGAGAAGGTATAGCCGCCAGCGCCCGTGTCGATCAGAGCCGCATACACGCCATCTGCGACGGTGTTTGTGTCCAAGTCTAAGTTGGTATCACCCGCAAGAAGCGACTGCTTAAAGGGATCATAAAGTGCGTTAGGCATTTTTTACCTCATTTTAAGCGGACAATGCCGCGAGTTCCTGAACTTGGCGTTTCGACCTCAATCTTGCCATTCCGCGCCAAAAGTGTTTCCCCAAAGTTAAACACGGCAACAGCCCGATTATCCTTTGAGGCGTTATATATCAAACAGCCGTCAACTTCAACTGATACGCGAGGCCAGACAACCGCGTCAAAATCGATGTAGTATTCGGACACAGTCGACTCGACCCGCATGTTAGGGACAGCCATCCCACCAGCCTCATAGCCATCGCCAGACGCCTCGAAGTCGGTCTCATATCGAGTGGTCGCGCCGCCAAGGCTCGCCCCGTCAACATACAGCGCCATGCGGTAGTCATCCCCGATGGCATGAACTCCCTCAAGCAGTTCGCGCTTATATGTCTCGCAGAGGCCGGTTACGATTGCCATTACTCTTCTTCTTTCGCCTCAACACCGACAACGCGGCCATCCTCATCGCGGACAAGGTGGACCATGCGCTTCTTTACCGGCTGTTCGTGCTTGATATTGACCACGACCTCTTGCGAGCGAGCCGGTGGCGTCGGAGCGACATCATCCTCAGTATCGTCCTCATCGTCCGCGTCAGGCTCTTCCACATCCATGCCCTTGCTGGCCTTATTGCCGCCGAACGGCAGGAACGCCAACTCCAGACCGAACTGAGCCGCCATCTCCTGATCGCGCTGCCATTGGCTGAAGGTTTCTTCGACATCTCGGCCATACTGGCTCGAAACATCCTGCATCGACATGATGCCGTTGTGCATCGCCTCAACCGCAGCATTGATTTCCTTCTGCGGATCAACCCACTGCCAGCCACGCGGACGGAAGTTGGTCGCGCTGAAGAACTTATCGAAGCGCGTCGCCGGAATAGAGATGTATCCGAACTCCATCACATGCTGGAGCCACGCCGCATACGCCGGAATGATAAAGTGATCGAGCAGGAACTGCTGCATCATACGATAGGCATCACGCTCCTCCAACGCACCCTGCCGGATCGAACTGTAGGAGGTGCCTTCTAGATCGTTTGACAGCGAGGCGTATGACACGCCAAGGCCAGAGGCGATCCCGCGCAGGATGCCTTTCTGGAAGTCGGAGAACGCAGTCGCCGGATGCGAAGGGTCGAACGGCTTGAAGTCGACGCCATTGGGAAGCTGGTGAAATGTGCCAGGTTCCGCATCAATGATCGGGACGCTGTTGTCGTAATCGTCCGCAGGCGCATCCTCGCCGCTCTCTGACGTAAAGAAGCCCATCTTCGACGCAGCCATACGGCTCGCAACCAATTCGGCCTCGCGGTGGGCATTGAGCATCTTAAGCTGGCTGATTGCCGGTGCCAACCAAGGCTCGCCACGGGTCTGACCCGCACGGGCAGGCTCGAAAATATGGATAATGTTCTTGGCTTCGATGCGCTTATTCTCGTTCACGCTGACGGTGGCAAAATCAAGATCACCAGGATGCTTTTGCTTCACATAGTATGCGACCGGACGCTTGTACTGGTCGACCTCGACGCCCATGCGAATTTCGTGGCCGTTCTTGAGCCGTTCATTCTTCTGCTCATCGACCATGTCGGCTTCCAGCGGGTGGAAAGCCATGCCGTGGACAAAAATGCTGCTGCGGACGATCTGAATGAACGCCTCGCCATCGCGGGCGACCGCCTGAATGACGTATTTCTGCAAATCTACCCAAGACATGCGGCCATCAGGGGTGCAATTACCCTTCAGGCCAAACTTGGCGAACTCATTTTCGATGATCGTGTTTCCGATCACATCCAGACTGCCATCGTTGTTACGGGCTTTTACCTGTAGGGTAACACCCTTATCCCCGACCACATTGGTCTTGAGCAGATTAAAGAACCGGCGGACATATACGTCATCGCGACCCAGTTCCCGCGAACGGTTGCGCATAAGCACCAGTGAAGAACGCAATTCGGAATCTGAAGACCGGCTGGATGACATGAAGTCAGCAAAAAGGCGACCAGTGTTGGCCGCGTGGTAGGAACGCTTGGCGATCTTAGGCTTTTTGTCAGGCAAGCCGAGGATTTGACGCAGCAAACTCATAGGAAGCGCACCTTCATTGTGGTTTTGGTGGGCCTGCCCTGCTCGATAGCAAGGTCACGCTGCTCTTTCACCACTTCCTTGCGGTAATAGTCCCGCCATTGGAGCAGTTCAGAAACATTCATCTTGGAAATCGAGCGGCCTTGGATAGAATATGAACTTACATCCTTGTCGGCGCGGCCAGACAACAGGGCCTCGATCTTGTCGACCATAATCTCGGCATGGGTCCGAGGGTCAGCGCCGTTATTATCAAGATCAGCAATCGCCTCAAACTCGCCGCGCTCTACGACAATGCGGTTGCCGGTCGCGGTCTCGACAATTTCAAGCTGCCAATGGTAATACCCAGTACTGAAGGCGGCAGAGGTGGCACTGTTAACCTGAAACAGGTAATAGGTTGAGCGTTCAATCGCTGACACCTGAATTTCGCCGCTCTGACCAGACGCGATCCGCGCAACATAGGTCGCAGAATGCGTAGCAGGCGGGTAGCTGGTCGCCAGCGCGGTCTTCTTCCACTGGATGAAATCACCAACGACTATCTTTGTCGGGACGCCCTCTGGAGCATTATTTTCGTCGAATAGATTAGACATTGCCCCTCTTAGCGCCAATTATTAGCAAAACCACCACGCCGAGCAGTCTTTTTGCCAGCTACAAGCGGGTGCGGCTTCTCCACTTCCGCTTCAACGGGCAAATTCTGCTTTTCCATGTTAGCATAAAAACGCTTGGCAATGCTATCCATATTTACATTTAGGATAGCCAGCGCCGCAATGGCGTAAACCCGAACGTCCAGAGCCTCGTTTCGCGTCCGCGTCTTAACCCATACCCGCGACGGGAAGCCCTTGTGGTACTTTATCATTTGCTTCTCAGCCGTTAGCTGTTTGAAGTACTCATCGTCTCGCTTCGACGGGAAGTGGCAATAACCTGGCCCAGCCTCATCCATCTTAAGCCGCGAGTAATGCAACTCCTTGGCCGTATCCACGCCGACAGCGTAGAGCGGCACCTTGCCAATGTTGTTGCGGGACGGTCGGCCCACAATCGGCTTGCCCTCGCCGCCCACGCCCTTGATCGCGAACACCCTGTGGCCCGCCCGCGTCTTAGCGTAATTGTAAACTGCCCGCGTGTGGTGACCGCCAGAGTCGATACATGTCGAGCGAATGATCATAGGCTCGCCAGATGGATGCTCATAGGTCGCCAGAACAATCTCATCCAGCTTCGACCAAAGACTTGGGCTGGACGGATCACCGTAAATGACATGGTAATCGATCTGCCAGCTTTCCTCACCAGCAGCCCAGCCTACAATTTCGATCTCCAGACGGTCATCCTGAACGTCAACGCCAGCCGTAAGCAGGACCACTTCCTCTGGAATGCCTTCATAATCTTCTTTGCGCTGCGACACAGCATAATCGTCTACCCCTTCACCCTGATCTTCCCATGTCTCACCAAGGAACGTGTTCACGAACGTCTTGAGCCTCATTGGGTCGCGCCGTGCAGCCAGAAACTCCTCGACCGCGTCGGAAAGCACCGACCAAGGTGAGTAAAGTGCATTAAGGTGAAACCCTGCAACGCCATTAAAGGGCTTCATTGCTACCCAACGACCCTTCGATACTGCCTTTCGCCGGTCAGCATCGCCCCAGATTGAGCCGCAATTGGGGCAAACGTAGCAGGCGGTGTGCGGATTATCGTCGGTCCACTTGACGTTCGCCCAGACCATTTCCTGTTCGTGGCCGCAATCATGGCAGTCCACCATGTACTTTCGCTGGTCCGATTCCTCATAAGCGGACTCGATCCGGCTCCCTCCCCGATTGGTCGGCGTCGAAACCAGAATGATCTTCCTGTTCCAGAAGGTCGCAGCGCGCCGCTTCGCCAGAGAGATAGGGTCGCCTTCCTCGCCAGCCGAGGCCGGATAGCGGTCGACTTCGTCACACACCACAACGCGGATCGGTCGAGACGCCAGCGACGAAGGCGAGTTGGCACCGACCAGAGA